ACGTGCAATGTCAATAGTCATATATTTTTGACCTTCACCTTTTAAGTGAGTTGGTGTAAAATAATTTACAATTGAATCTTGACTTATCAATGTGCTTGGGTCGTCGTCATATTCCCAATTACCATAGTATAATCTTTCTTTACTGTTTTTATCTAATTGCAATAATGATTGTAAATAAGATGGATGTAAATAAGGATTGTCTTTTGGTAAAGCTTGGATAAATCTTCTGTAAGGTATTAATGTATTGTTTTTAAATGGTGAATAAAATTCTTTATATACCCAATTTTTAGCAGGGTTACAAGTACCTAACATTTTTGGTATTAAATTAAATTGCGTTAATTTATATCTTATCCTTGATTTAACTACTTGCCACGCTTTGTAGGATAATTGGTTACACTCATCTATAAATGCGCCTGTAATCTCCAAAGAACCTAAACTATCAAAATGTGGGTCTGATGGATAAAGGAATAAATCTTTTAAAATTATTTCGCTACCATTTTTAAAATATATAACATTTGATTGGGCGTTATAATTAAACTCATCGCTTATATTTAATTCACTTGCTAACTCAAAGAAAGTGTTTAGTGTTGTTTCTTTTAGTGTCTTAAGTTTTGAACGTCCCATTAACCATCGTGAACCCTCATAAGTTTGACACATTGATATTAACCATAAACAACCATAAGCAGATTTACCTCCTCCTGCTGCACCTCCATAAAGAACTTCGTTTGTTTCTTTATCGTTTAAATAATAAGTTGCATACTCTTGTTTGATTAATAATTCCACTACTCAGGTTTTATTCCACTTCCTAAATGTATAATGTTTTGTATCTTTTCGCCCATTGTAGTGATGTCTGTTTGTTGCTTAGGCTTTCCGTACATATATTCAAAAAACATTTTAATAGCCCAATCTTTTCCGCTATCAATTGCCTCTGCTAATTTCATATGTGCTGACTCTTCTAATGGTGAAAGTTTTTCAATAAGGTTTTGTTCTTCTGCCTTTGACCTCCTTCCTCCGTTTGAATGCCCTCCATTGTATTTTCTTTTATCCATAAATTGAAAAAATTTGAGTTCAATTCAATGCTATATAGTACAAATACATGAATAGTATCGTCCATGACAGCATTAAAAAAATTATAGCTAATAAATAATTCATTAGTTTAAAAAATATATTATTTCAATACCTCCAAAATAAAACTCATTTTCTATATAAATGTAGTTATACAATTCTTTAATATTCATTATAAAGCCTCATTAATTGGTGTAATCTATCCGCTAAACAAGAACCGCAAGTTGTATATTCAACCTTAGTTTTCATTACACGTGCATATATCTTGTTTATTGCGTTTTGTTCTACTGGTGATATAGTAACAGGCTTTCTTTCCTTATATGCGCTTAGTATCTCTAATTCGTTTTCATTAAAGCATTCAGGTTTCTTGTAAGGAAATAGTTTGTTAAGTGCTTCTTTTCGTTTATCGCAACCACAATCTAAACCAGTAATTTCTGAAACCTTATCTACAACAGATTTAATTCCCGTTGCTTCGGTGAACTTTTCAATTGAATCTCCAAGTCCTTTTGATTTTCTTCTTGCCATAATTTATGTTGTATTTGTTCTCTGCAATGTTTTAAGGTTGCAAAGATAGTTTTTAGTGATATATTAGTGTCTCGTGCTATGTCACGCATTGATAAATCAGTAGTGGTGTATAGTTGCCAAAGCATCAAGTCAAACCAGTGGAAGTCTTTTTTTGTTTCTTCCTCTGTATTGTATACTCTCTCCCACTTTCGTTTTAGCTCCATATGGTCCTCTTGAACTAAATCTCTGATTAAATCAATGTTTATATGTTCTTTGTTGAGTCTATGATAATCAAAGTATAGGTTTCGTAGTATTACCCAACAATATACTTTGTTCGGTTGGTTGTTTTCTATAACCTTAACTACTTTGTTGTTGTAAACTTTCATATAAAAATCTTGTACAATATCATCGTAATGTTCGGAATGACCAAAGGAACGTACTATACGTTTCCAATCTTGATCGTGTCGTGCTAAAATTTCTAAGTGTGCGTTCACGGGTTAAATATAAAAAAAAATCCCCACACCAATACGATGTGAGGATAAAACCATTTAAAAGCAATACAAATATACTAACTATGATCCACAACTGAGGCAAATATCTCCATCTTCGTCGTCAATTTCTTCTATTGTCATGTTAGTTTCAAGTGACAACTGTTTTTTAAGCTCATATATTTTAGCTTGAGTTTCGCAATCTTCCAACAATTCACCTGTTAAAGTTGCTTTTAACTCTTCTATTTTATTTCTTATTTCTTGCTCTTCCATTATTCTTTAATAAATGATCCGTTAACTACTTTACCTTTTCTATTTTTAATTACTTCATATGCTGATCGTGTGCAAGCCATCAAAGATACGTTTCGCATGTAAGACAATCCTAACAAAGTAATCATTACATCACCAAAGGCGTCTATTTCTTCGTCACGTTTACCTTTGATTATCGCACTGGATAACTCTCCAAGTTCTTCCATAACTTTCATCATTTGTTTAGGTGCGTTTTCTTGTTTGATTAATTCTTTTTCGTCAAACCACTTTCTGATGTTGTCGAATAGTTCACTACTTTCTTGAGTCTTTAGTTTCTCAATGTAGTTTACCGCATCCATCAGCTCTTCTTGTAGATGATTAAGAAAATTGTCAGTGTTATTTTCCGCCAAAGTTTTACCATATTTTTCTATCCCAATTTGTGAACGTTCACGAATTTTTTGAATCACTTTATCAACTACAAAATCAGTTTTTTCTTCTACTAATTCAAATTCTTTATCAAAATTACACATTTTAAAAATCATCAATTCATTTACATCATTTACTACTTGGTAACCAGTTTCGCATTCAGTAATATGTGCAACTTCATAAATTTTATTCCATGTTATAATGTTTTTTTCATAAAAAACAACTGTCACTTTTGACCTTATCTTATCACCTACTTTAATCTTGCTCATCGTTAATGTATTTTTTTTCTTTAATTACTCCTTTTCGGTTTTCTCGTTGCTTCCATCGTTTGCAGAACAACTCATCTTTAGATTTAGGAGCGATGCGTGAAACACCACTCCATATTACTGTTAAACGATTAAATATTAATTTACGTGCGTTCATTAGAAAGGTAAAGAATCGTTATTACTTTCAACTTTCAGCTCTTCAATACGTTGTTTGTCGGCTGTCTGAATGTTTAATGACCAACACTCAATTGTATTAAACCACTTCCCATTGTACTCACGTCCTCTAAGGTTTACATTTGCTTCAACTTGTTCGCCTTGTCTTACTGAATCAATTAACGAGCACCTGTCGTTGTTAAGCTGAATAGCTATTTCTTGAGGGTATTGCTCTAATGTTCTTACTACAAACATTCTTTTTGTAAACTTATCAGAAATCTTTTCTGAATCAAATTTTTTTATTAGTTCTCCTGTTATTTTCATAATTCAAATTTAATAATTTATAATTCAAAAGCCTTTAAACTCAGTTCAAAACTTCCATTTTCTTTTACTTGCTTTAACATTTCTTCAACCACTTCTCTTGTTTCTTGTTGTGCGTCTTTTTTGCTTCTTTGTTTATAAAGCCTTATAAAAGAGTATAAACTACAAGTATAAATCATTGTTGTATTAAGATTCAAAGGTAGTATTGTTCTCGCTTGTTCTTTACTTACACCTAACTTAATTAAATCGTTGTATGCTTGTTTACAAACGTCTAAAACATTATCCTCTATTTCTTGACAAACTAACTGACTTGACAGCCTTAGTTCTTCTGCGCTTCCTTGTTTACTATCTTTTGATTGTTTACGCCATCTTTTAATTGGTGTATATGTATCACTAAAATCCACGTAACGGCCAGATATAGAGTTATATTCAACACCTGCTTGAGTTTTTATTAATTGTCTTTCAACATAGATAGGTATTTGCAACCTAAATTGTACTCGTGGATGACTAAAGGGACTCCAATGATTGTTCTTTGCCAAGAAATTAATCAACTTTTCGTTTTGTTCTGACGAATAATTAACCGACTCTTTTTGATACGATACACGTGCGCAATCTACAACCATTTCATCGTTTCCAAATATTGATATTAATTCTATTTTACTCATAATTTTTGTATATCGTTTTTAACTACTTTCCAATATTCAACCTTGCCATTATCAAATTCATGAAATCCATATACATTTATTAATAAATTTAATATCTCATCAACTGCAATTAATGCACATTTTTTTGAGTGAGAATGTTTTACTCGGAAACCTTTCATTTTATCAAATAACTCTTTTGCTTTTTCTTTAGGTGTCATAATTTTTCTATTTCTTGTTTAACTTCTTGCCAATAATTAATCATTGAATAAACACACGTTTTTAGACATTCATCAACTGCAATTAATGCACATTGTTTGGCAATCTCCCAATCTTTATACGAGTATTCGTTTGATATAGTATGTTCAATATTATGGTAATACTTCCAAACTAATTCTTTTGATTTTTCTTTCGGATTACTCATACTATTGAAACTTTTATCTCTTGTTTAAATTGGTCGATTTGCTCCACGATGTTACTAAATGATTGTACCATATCGATATTGTTCGTTTCTACAAATACATCAGCGTAAAGCTCTATTCCTCGCATAAACGTGTTTATAGTACTTGTTAGCATATGTTTGTTGAAAGCGTTTGTTTTAACGTCATCTAAAGAATGAATAGCCGATTGACACAGCATCATTGCTCGTGCTATGTGTTGGTAAAACTCCTTGTACATTTCCTGTTGTTTCTCAGGTAAATCTTTTAAGCTTCTTATTTGCTTTTTTACTGGTTTTTTAGTTTTCATAATTCATCAAATTTTTTAATTGTTACTTTTATTCTTCCCTCTTTTAGCGAAGCAATGCGTTTAAATGCTTTTTCTGATAGGTCTATCACATTGTTTTTCATTTGTCCTTTGTCGTTAACCTTAACAACTACCGACTTGTTATTAATTGGATTAGTTACTTGTAACATTGTACCTATCTTAAAGTGATTCGAGGCGCAAGTCATTTTGTTTTTATCAAACTTCTCACCTGAATAGGTTAGGTTTCCATGAAAGTTACCCCCGTAATATGTAGCTTCAAAAGTTAAAGAGGTTAGCATTAACCAACCTCCTATTATTAATGTTTTCATTTTATTGTAAGATTTATGTTTTCAACTAATCTGCAACCATAAACTTCTTGTCCACTTTCGATTGCTTTCTTGATTGCCACCTTATCTGCTGTTTCTGTAACTTTAACCGTCTTATATTGTTTTGGTAGGTCATTCACATCGTAATCAACAACTACTTGCTTTGATTTTCGAGTACTGAAAGTTAGAAAACCTGCGTTATAACTCCCAAATATAGAAACAGCTTGTAATAAATTAGATTTAAGCTTTAATACCAATGTATCGTTTTGCTTTTTCAATGCTTGTAATCGCTTTAATTCGTCATCTATGCGTGCGTTTAAGCTTTCTCTTTGTTTTATAACTTCTGCATACGCAATGCTTTTAACTTCTAATTCCGATTTTTTGATGATTAGTTCTTCTTCTAACTCAGGTGTCAACACACCTTCAGCTAATTCTATTCTGCCAAATAACTCTAAGTATTCAGAGTTAATCTTGTATAATGATTTCGTTTCCATCTTCTTTGCTTTTTTCTTGGTTTTGTTTTTCTTGTTGTTCTTGATACCATCTCAAATACTCGAGACGTTCTTGTTCTTCTACTTCTTCCTGCGATGGTGTGCGGTAGTATTCGTGTACTCGGCTCATCCTAAAATCTCTTTTATTTCTAATTCTTGACTTGGTGTAAATTGAAATTGTTTGCGTGCTTTATCAATTATACTTGAATCACTTTGTAACCTTTCAATAAACTTTTCATACTGTGCGTCTGACATTAAAGGTTTATTCGGTTGAACCGCTAAGTTTCCATCATCATCCGTTGTTGACAAACTCAAAAGGCTCTGTAAAGTGTAACGTCTGTAATAAGTAATTTGAGACCCTCGTTGCTGTGCGTTCATTGTACCATCTAATTCAATTATGCTTTCAATCTTTTCTGCTGTTTCAACATCAACTATCTGTGTAATTACTTTTCCATTTATAATTGGCTGTAAGAGTAGTAAACCATTTTCTAATAAGATAGGTTCAACTGTATCTAATAATGCGTTT